GTTTTGCAAGAACAATCAATAAAATACAAAAATCGTTAATTCAAGAATTAAATAAAATTGCATTAATGCATCTTTATTTATTAGGATTAGAAGATGATTTAAATAGTTTTTCATTATCGTTAACTAACCCATCACAGCAATCAGATTTATTAAAGATTGAAACATGGAAGGAAAAGATTACTCTTTACAAAGATGCGACATCTGATCAATCTCAAGTAGGTATCTTACCAGTATCACATACATGGGCTAAGAAAAATATCTTAGGTATGAGTGATAGTGAGGTATTACTTGATTTACAACAACAACGTTTAGAAAGAGCGGTAGGTTTTGAATTACAAAATAGTCAACTTATTATTAAACGTTCTGGTGTATTTGATGAGGTTGATAAGAAATATGGAATTCCTGAAGAGGAGAGAGCGGCAGCAGAAGCAGCAGCATCCGGAGGTGAGGGTGCTGGTGGAGACATGGGAGGAATACCACCACCTCCAGCGGCGGGTGGAGGAGGAGAAGCTCCTTTAAGTGAAGCAACATCTAAAAAATCAAAAATATTAGGTATGTTAGGTGAAGAAAAAGAAGATTTTAATGTTTTGTTTGACATGGAAAAGGCACAACAGAATATTTATGAAATAGAAAATAAATTGAACGATATTTTAAACGACTAAAAATGAACAAATTTGGGGCACTTAAATCTAAATTATTAAACAAATTGACTGAATCTTATGCAAATGAAAATAAGACAGAAATTAAGAATATATTAGCCACAATCAAAGAAAACAAAGACTTTAAAGAAATGTACTTGTTTTACGAAGAAATTGAAAACAAATATATTGAGGATAAAGAAACAGCAAAATTATATGTTGAGGGATTAAATACATATTTTGGTCAACCAATAGGTAATTGGGATAGTTTAAATATGTTTTGTGAATCTTTAAATACTAAATTAGGTGAGGTTGAAATCGAAACTAAAGAATTATATGAATCTTTAGATATGTTATCAGAAAAAGATTCATTATCAAATATTGAAAAGAAAGTTATTGCAAAAAAGAAATTAGTAGAACATTTAACAACTAAAAAGGAAATTAAAGAATCTAAAGATTCGACTGTTGTTCCTAACGAAACATTACTACAAGCGGTATTAGCAAACAATTTTAACGTATTATATTCTAACACATTATCAGAATCACAAAAAGAAGAATTAAAAAATATTTTATCAATTTCTTATGATGATTTAATTACTAAGAGCAATGAATTACAAGAATCAATCATTAATCAGGTATCTACACTTTTAAGTGAATCGAACGACCCCGATTTAACCACTAAACTAAATAAAGTAAAAGATGAAGTTAGTCAAATGACAACATCTAAGTACAACTACTACAGATTAACAGAATTAAAAAATGGTCTTAATTAAGACCATTTTTTATTTGTTGAACATATACCGCTTTTAAAACTTCCTTCCTTTTAGTGACTGAAGGTTTAACAAATTCCTTCCTTTCCCTCAATTTTTGAATTTGCTTAGTTTTTTGAACTCTATTCTTATAGGTTCTTAATGCTGTTTCGATACTACGTTCTTTTGTTACGTCAATTATTATCATAATATATAATTATACCACAAATATATAAAATATTTTGGATTTACAACATTTTTTTCATATATTTTAATAACACCATAAAATAAAGATAATGAATAAAATTAATGAAAACAGGTAAGTATATCCCATTAGGGACTTACAACAATGTAAAGTATGGTTATGGTACAGTAGACTTTAAAAATCTTAAAACTATTTATGTAAAATTAAATTCTTGGTTGCAACCAGAAAATGAAACTGACGATTATGACTATCTAATTTCAAAATCAAGAAGAAAAATAAAAGAATTAATTTATAATTTAAACAATTCAAGTTTTAAACAACAATCAATTGTTGATTTAGATATAAGAACCAAAGGAATTAAGATTGAAAAAAAGTCTTTTATGAATTTAGAAATAACTTTATATGTTGAAAAGCAATTCGATATTAGATCAAAAGAAATAAAAACATTTATCACAGATTTGACCGAATCCGTTGTTGAGGATGGTTTAATTGATAAAAAACTATTCAATTTTTACAAAAGCAAGAAATAACCTTGGTATTGATGTATTTATAGTAATAAAATCTATAAATGAAGATATTAGGACCAAACGAAACGGGTAGAGGAATTTTAATAGAATATGACGCAGGTCATGTTTCTCCCGAACAAAACAAGAAAATTATTTCGGAAATGAGGGATATGGACTTTTCACAAGACCTTATCCTTTATGCCGTTTTACAAAAATACGACACTCCAAATAAGAACGGAAGGATTTATCCTGAGATGTTACTTAAAAGAGAAAACGAAAAATACCAATCACTTATTAAGAAGGGAGGAGCATTAAACGAACTTAATCACCCTTCATCATCTCTTATCGATTTAGATAGAGTTTCTCATTCAATTCTTGAAACTTATTGGGACGGAAAAATCCTTATGGGTAAAATAAAATTATTCACTTCGCCAGGATGGAAGAAGATGGGTATTGTATCCACTAAGGGTGACCAAGCGGCTATGTTAATTATGAACGGAGCTACTTTGGGTATATCCTCTCGTGGTGTTGGTTCCTTAAAAAACATTAAAGGTCAAAACATTGTTCAGGATGACTTTGAATTGGTATGTTTTGATTTAGTGTCATCCCCATCAACTCCAGGTGCATACATTTTTAGTGACCCCTCAGATAGGGACCAATATCAAGAATCAGAAATTAAAAAACCCGCGGTTGATGATAGAATGTCCAAACTTATGGGAAAATTAGATACTTTTTTGAGTAAATAACCAATTTTATAGGGATACAAATATTAAAAATAAGACTTTTTATTAAAGTCGTACTATTTATTAGATAATAAAACAAAATTTCACAATGACTGAAAAATCAATTTTAGAACAAGCGTTACTTCAAGTACAAACACTTGAAGAAGCAGTAAAGCAAAATGCAAAGGGTATACTTGCTTCAACCATGAAACAAGAACTGAATGACTTGCTTAAAGAATCATTGGAAGAAGAGGATGAAACTAAAATGCCGATGGGTGAACAACCTGAGGATGAAGTTGATCCTGAAGAAGAGGAAGACGATATGTCAGATGACGATGCAACAGCAGACGACTCTGAAAATGATACAGACCTCGATAACGAACCAAACAAAGACATTGAAGGATTAGATTCTGAAGATGATGAAGAAGGAGATGAAGATCTCGCTTTACCACCAGCAGAAGAAGGTTCTGAAGATGAGGACGTAATGGATATGACCGGTGCTTCAGATGATGAAGTATTAAAAGTTTTCAAAGCGATGAAACCAGAAGATGGTATTGTAGTTAAGAAAGACGGAAATAACATTGAGTTTGGTGACGGAGAAGACGATTATATTATCAAACTTGATGATGAAATGGAATCTGACTCTGAGTTTAATGCTGAACCCGAATTCGGTACTGAAGAAGATGAATTTTCAGAAATGGATATGATGGGTGATGATATGGAAACTGATGAGGAAGAAACAATTTACGAAATTGAGATTGATGAAGAAGAAGATGAAGAAGAAGTTGCTGAAGGTGATGAGATGGAAATCGAAGCTACTGAAGCAGCAAGAACATTTGGAACGGGAGTTAGGGGACCATCTCAAAAAACAAAATACAAGACTGGTCGTCACGAAATGAACGAAGAAGTTGAAAAGTTAAAGAAACAAAATTCTGAATACAAGAAGGCTTTAGTTTTATTCAAAGACAAACTTAACGAAGTTGCTGTGTTTAATGCAAACTTAGCTTACGCTACACGTTTATTTACTGAACACTCTACTACTAAACAAGAGAAATTGAACATATTAAAGAGATTTGATTCAGTTTCAACGATGAATGAATCTAAAGGTTTATTCAACACAATCAAATCTGAATTAGGTACAAAAACAACAGTTACCGAGTCAGTAGTTGGAAAAATCTCTAACACCCCATCTACATCATCATCTCAAGAAGTGTTATCAGAAGCTAAAGCTTATGAGAATCCACAATTCAGAAGAATGAAAGATTTAATGGGAAAAATAAAATAATAAATTAAACAAAAAAACAAAAACATACAAAATGGGAGCATTATTAGAATCAGGTATGGTAGGTAACATCGGTCTTAAGCACCTTCGTGTTATCAAAGAAGATACCATCAGAAAATGGGATGACTTAGGCTTTTTAGAAGGTCTTGACGGTCACCAAAAAGATAACATCGCGCAATTATATGAAAACCAAGCGTCTTATTTAATCAACGAAGCAGCAGTAGCTGATGCGTCTGGTTCATTCGAGACTGTGGTTTTCCCAATCATTCGTCGTGTATTCTCTAAATTATTAGCTAACGACATCGTGTCAGTACAAGCTATGAACTTACCAATTGGTAAATTATTCTTCTTCATTCCTAAAATTCAGGAAAGAAACGGAGCAGGTCACTATTCTCCATATGGTATGCCAGGTGCTGGTGGAAGCGCCGCAACTGGTTACACAGGTGGTAACTTATATGACAGATTCTACGAAGCAGGTGATGGTAACAGTCCTGATACAGGTCTTTTTGATTACTCAAAAGGTCAATATTCAGCTGTAACTTTAACCGCTGTTTCTGCTGTTACTTTCAGTAATGGTTCAGTTTCTGCAATTGCAGTTTCTGGTGTTACTGGTTCATCAAACGCACAATCATCTTTAATCTTGAAATTTACAGGATTTGCAAAAGATGGTCAAGGTAAATTAATCGGACCAAATGGTAACGCAATGGATACTGAAGAATTTTTAGCATCAGCTGAAGTTAAATACTTAACTGACTCTAAGAACTTCAACGTTGTTACTCAGAAGTATGGTAAAGGTATTGTTGAATATGGTTCAACTGCATCTTCTACTAACTACCCTTCAGGTAACTACAATGATATCTGTGATGCTGATGGAGTTATCTACGTAAGTGTTGATATGCAGAACTACAGTGCAACATCTGGTTTCTCTAACATCACATTACCTACAGGTACAACTATCGGTGATTTCACATTAACTTTCAGAACTTATGATACTTTAGAATTTGAAGATCAAATTGGTGAAGTTTCTTTCGATTTACAATCAGTAACAGTTTCTGTAACTGAAAGAAAATTAAGAGCTACATGGTCTCCTGAATTGGCTCAAGACGTTAGTGCATTCCACAACATCGATGCTGAAGCTGAATTAACAGCTTTATTATCTGAGCAAATTGCAGCAGAAGTTGACCGTGAAAT